ACACCACCTGGTAAGTTTGCTATTGTTTGAACTGAACTTGAAACTACGCCACCTGGTAAGTTTGCAATTGTTTGAGCTGAACTTGAAACTACACCTGAAGGTAAGTTGCTTGCCATTGAACCCGATAATATGGTTGAACCAACTAAGTTTTCAATAGTTTGAGCTGAACCTGAAACTACACCACCTGGTAAGTTTGCAATTGTTTGGGCTGAACTACTTACTACTCCTGAAGGTAATATACTTGTTATTGAACCCGATAGGACAGTTGAACCAACTAAGTTTTCAATAGTTTGAGCTGAACCTGAAACTGAACCTGCTGGTAAGTTTGCTATTGTTTGAGCTGAACTACTTACTACACCATCTGGTAAGTTTGCAATAGTTTGAGCTGAACCTGAAACTACACCTGAAGGTAATATACTTGTTATTGAACCCGATAGGACAGTTGAACCAACTAAGTTTTCAATAGTTTGAGCTGAACCTGAAACTACACCACCTGGTAAGTTTGCAATTGTTTGATCTGAACTTGAAACTACACCATCTGGTAAGTTTGCTATTGTTTGAGCTGAACTACTTACCACTCCTGATGGTAAGTTGCTTGCCATTGAACCCGATAGGACTGTTGAAGATGTAAAATCCAACTGTGTTACTGCACTACCCGATACAATTACTTTTTTCCATGTTGCCATAATTGTTATATTTAATTATTAATAATTGTTTTTTTTTTGTTTTTCTAAAAGTAATCGTATCACTTTGATACAATTAATTTCTTTAATCGATTAAAATCGAATATAAATATGTTATTTATTCTACTCCTACATAAAAAGCTGAAGAAGAGTATACTATTCCTCCTTCTACTGCTGCTGGACGAGGATTCATTTCTCCTAACACAAATACCCCATCGTTATTAACTTTTGTTACTTCTATACTTCCACTTTTTATTAAAAATATATCACTTGCTGTTGAGCTAGTAATATGAAAACTACCACTTATTTGAGCTAATCCTGTGGATTTTTCAAATATAAATCTAGGATCTCCCCCAAATGATCCATTATCGTTAAATTGAACTGAATTTAATGGTGTAGCAGGAGTTCCTCCTCCTCCACCACCTGGGAAAGTAAATGCACTCCAAGATAGTGTTGGGAAAAATGAAACGGGAGGGCTAGCTGGGGTTACAGTAGCTTGGTATAAAGATTGGCTAGATTCTAACCATACTATTTGATCATTTACAGCTTGTTCTATAGGGTGATTCTGTAACTCTTGAGCTGTTGTAAATACTCTAAAGGCTCCTTGTATATGGTCGATTTTAGCTAAGGCTACAGAACCCGTAAGGGAAGCTTCTAATCTTAATTCATCATCTATTGGTATTGCCATTTTTTCTTTTTTATTAGTTTATTAACTAGGTAATCCTCCATCTGAAGCATCTGCTGGTATCATTCTACTATAAATATTACCCGTGGAACTTTGATATCTATCCTCTGCTATTATTAAATACCAATCTGTATAACCATCTACTGCAGTATTTAAGGTAATATCAAATACTTTTGCTCCTTTAATATTTGAAAATCCTCCATCACTACCGTTACTAAAAGTATTTGTGCTATTTATGAATATACAATATTGATTTGGTGTTGTATTACTTGCATTTGGAGCTCCAAAGTAGAAACTTGTTGGTAAATCTGTCATATTACCATTTTTAGGAACAAATAATAATAACCTTACTTGATCACCAACTGATACGTTTGCTAAATCATTATCTTTAATAAAATCATCTGGGGTTGTTCCTTGTCCTTCATAACCTCTAACTATAGAATAGTTGTCAGTTCCACCATAATCAAATGTAATAGTAGCATCTCCTAAGTTATCTTCGTTTATTATATTATTTAATAACCCAAAAACAGTAGATATTGTTGGAACTGGTGGTGTTGAACTATTTGTAGAACTTATACCTAACGCATTATTTATTGTTGCCGATAAATCCATAGTGTAAGCATATCCTTTACTAGTTGCTGCAGCTGATGATATAGTTATAGATATTGGTTGAGTAGTTGATTTTCCATAAGCATCAGTACCTACACCATTCAAACTATAAGTTCCAGCTGCTAAGTTACTAGCTCCTACATTTAAATCCCAAGATCTTGTAGAACTTGGAGCTGATGGCGTGCCTAAAGCAAAACTACTTGCATCTGCTCCTGATAATGTTAAACTATCAATATTTTCTCCTTGTGAATCATTAACTGTTATAGTTCCTACTTTAGTTCCAGGTGTTTGTGAACCTGTTAATCCTCCTGATACATCACTATATGATAAAGTTGGGGCAACATTTTCTGTTACTTCTAAAGTGTAAACTTGACTATTTTCTGTTCCAAATGTATTTGAAGCTGTTACACTAAAAGTAATAGTTTGACCATCAACATAAGACCCACTAACATCTTGAGCTAGTTGTATTTGTTGAGTTCCATTAAACCCTAATAGATTTCCTGGACTGTTTATAGTCCATGATACTGTTTCATTTTGAGTATTGTATGTTGTAGAGTTTGTAGCTATTGTACCTGAATATCCATTTGAACTTACATATACTAAAGCATTAGTTAATGCTGATTCTATTACATAAGGTCTTACTCCATAGTTAGTGTTTATAGCTGGGGCTATATCATCATTTATGTCGATAGTGATTAATGCTGTATCATTTCCTGGATCATACTGATCTTGAACTGTTACTTGATAAACATAAGAATCTATTAAATCAGAGTTAACGAATACACCATTTATTCTAGTGATATATCCTGTTGAGGTCATTGTAAAAGCATTTTCAGTTGGATCTGACTGACCTCCACCTGTGTATGTTCCTAAAGGAACGTTTACACCTCCTATTGATAATGATTGTAATGTAAAGTTTGAATATGTAATAATATCTCCTGGTTCTGGACCATTTGCTGTCAGTTGTCCTACATTTCTATATTCTCCACTTACTAAACCTTGACCATTAGTAACGTTAACATTTTCATTAATATCAAACTCTTGATTATTAATTGTTGGGGTAGCATTATCAAATACTCTAAGATGGTAATCTAAATAAGTTATAGCTGATGGATCTTGTCCACTTTGGTAATGTTCATCACTTGCAGTTAATGTAAATTCGTATTTGGGGTTTGTATCATAGTCTAGATTAGCTGCTGTTTGGGTAATTGTAAATCTATCTGATAAGATAGTTAAATTAAAATCATTAGTAAATGCTGTTGGTAAAGATCCAGATTGAAGTGTAAGTGCATCTCCGTTAACATCTGTTACATATACTGTACCATTTGCTTTAGCTCCAGCAGCTGAACTTTCTGATAATGATGATGTAAAAGTTCCTGCTAATACATTACCACCTAAACCAGTTTCTCTAAAAATAGGTGCTGTATTACTTGCTATTCTTATATATAAATCTTTATCTACTGTAGCTCCACTACCATCTGTTCCTCTAACTGGGAATAATACTGCATCATATCCTTGTGAGTTATTATTTTCTAAAGATTCAGTTAATAAAGTTGTTTGAACTGTTATTACACCATTACTAGCTACTCTAAAATCATCATCTGTATATGAACTTTGAGTTTGGAATGTTACTGTATCTTGAGGATCTGTATATTGTATAGTGCCTATCGTAGTTCCTGGGGCTGAATATTCTGCCACATCAAATACTACAGAATCGATTATTGGATCCGTATTTGAAAAATATGCTTCATTTAAAAAACCAACTAAATCATTAGTTCCATAGTTTTGACCATATATTCCTGCAGGTTGACTTGTGTTTGAAACAGGTCTATTACCATCAAATAATATAAAAGATGCTGTTTCAGCTATTGAAGCACTTGCTACAGACATAGATGATGTCTGTGTTTCATTTATAAATCCTAAGTTTGTAATTTGAGCTGAACTAGAAACTGTTCCTGATGGAACTGAAGCACTTGAGCCTGTATTTAGGATAATAATTTTACCACCCATATCAGCGTGTGCAGTACATTGATAATATAAAACATCAGGGGAATCAAACTGAACGTCCCATGATAAAACACCATTTGAAACATCATTATTTGTTATACCATCATTATATGGGGTGCCAGTTGAACCATTTGGAGTTGATTGAATCCTAAATGGATGAGCATTCATGTTATTAGTAAACTCATATTCTTGACCTCTTGTTAAATATATTATTGGGTCATTTTCTGCTCCTGTTAAACCTGGTCCTGTAAATGTATAATCTGAAGTACCATTTGCTCCTAAAGTCCAGTTTGGTGTAGCTGATCCACTTCCTCCTGAGCCTACTAAAGACCAACCAGAGCTAACATTCCAAGAACCTGTGTCGTTCAATACATAAAGTTCCTCTGTATCTCTTTGGTATACAACTAAACCATTATAAACATTAACCTCGCTAAAAGATAACCTTGCAGATTGATCTGCAACAGTTACCCTTGAATCTATTGGATCCGTGCTAGTTATTTTAAATCCCGATGGTAGTGTAATAGCCATGTTTTGTTTTTTTTAATATTATCTTTCTAAATTATACCCTTGAGTAGTTCCGGCTCCACCTGCTTGTAAAGCTGCTGTTCTATATATCTTATATCCTCCTACGGTTGCAAATAATCCTGTAAAAGCACCATCAGGTCCTAATACATTTAAGTTTAAGGCTGCATCTTTAATAGCTGTTAAGTTAGAAAGGGAAGCATCATATACTATGTATTGATATTTGTTTCCTGTCCAAGTTATAGAAACACTAGCCCCATTTGGGTTTGTTGTTCCTTTTTGAATAACTCCTCCTTCAACTGAACCTGCTCCACTAACCCAGTTATTTAGGTTTTGTAATTCTGATTCTGTGAAAGTAGTATTAGCTGAAGCTCCACCTCTTACACTTATGATTCTTGAGTAAGTTCTAGTAGCTGATGTTCTTCTTGCGTTTGCAAAGTTACTTGGTTTTAATGCTGGGTCGTTATCTGCACCTGCTACACCTGAAGATGAATAATCAGCTGTTGCAAATATGCTTTTTGCTGCTGTATCACTAGATACTAATGTAATAGGAGATGTAGGTGGAGATGTTGTTAAACTTCCTACATGATATACCCATCCGTTTCCTGCACCTTCAGTTGCTAAAAATGCAATACTACCTGTAGCACCTTCTTCTATTTGTAAGCCTGAAGCTCCTAACTCTACATCTGGAGTGTATGCTATTGTTGGTATAGCTGCTAAACTTTTATTAAGATTTAAATCTAAGTTTGCGATTTGTTTGTTTATTACACCTGTTGCAGGATTACTTGAAGTTATAACCAATTGGTAATCTCTTGAACCTGATGTATTTTCAGAAATAACAAATGAACCTCCTGTTCCTACTGGGCCTTGTAGTAATTTTGTATCTCCTACGGTTGTTTCAAATAATGAAGCACTTATTAAAACGTTTGATCCTAAATCAAAATTAGCAGTAACACCATAAGTGTGTAATACTTTATTAAATCTGTCTACATCATATGTTGGAGCTGTATTTGTAACCGCTGGTACTGGGTTAGGTGGAATACCAAAAACAAATTTTAATACTTCAGTTCCTGCATTGTATTCTACTATAACATTGTCATCAAAATCTAATACTTCAATACCACCTATTTTTTTATAAGGTGTAGAACCACTAACATATTCAATGTCTCCACCACCTCCGCCTCCGGAGCCTACTAAAGACCATCCTGAGTTTACATCCCATGAGCCTGTGTCATTTAATACATAAAGTTCTTCTGTATCTCTTTGATATACAACTAAACCGTTGTAAACATTAACTTCACTAAATGCTAATCTTGCGGCTTGATCAGCTACGGTTATTCTTGAATCTATTGGGTCTTTACTTGTTATCTGAAATCCCGAGGGTAATGTAATTGGCATAATTATTGTTTTTAGGTGTTTTTTAGGTGTTTAATACATATTCTGCAGTTGTTCCTGTGTATCCTGCTTGTAAATCTGTTGTTTTATAAATCTTATATCCTCCTACTGTTGCGTATACTGCTCCTCCAAATGAAGAAGGTAATACATCAAAACTAGTAGCTCTTTCTTTAATACTTGCTAAATTAGGTCTAGCAGCATCATATACTATATATTGGTATTTGTTTCCTGTCCAATATAAATCCACATTATGACCATTTGGGTTTGTAGTTCCTTTATCTATAGTACCTATAGTTCCTCCTAATGAAGTATCCCAAAAATCTAAATCTTGTAATTCGTTTGCTGTAAATGAAGTTGCTGTAGTAGCTCCATATCTAACACTTTTAATCCTAGTATAAACTCTATTAGCAGAGACTCTAGATGCTAATGCGGAATTACTTGGTTTTAATGCTGGGTCGTTATCTGCACCTGCTACACCTGATGAGGAATAAGCTGCTGTTGCATTTATTGTAAATTGTTGGTCTGCGTTATAATCTACTAAGTTAACACTTCCACTAACATTTGCAGGTGTAGGTCCTGTTGGTGTGTGAGGATAATTCATATCCATATCAACAAATACCCAATTTCTTTCATTTGAACCTCTAGATGAAGTATATGATATATTTCCTGTAGCTCCTACTTCTATTTGATTGGAAGCAACTCCTAATTGAGCTGTTGCCGTTGTTGATACTGATGGAATATCTGCTGCTATTTTATTTAGATTTAAGTTAAGATCCACGGATGCAGAAACAATTGCTCCATCTGATGGATTACTTGAAGTAATCATTAACCTATAAGATCTTGAACCTGTAGTGTTAGGTGTAACTGATAAATTATTTCCTGTTCCTACTGGTCCTTGTAAAGTAGCTTCACTTCCAGCTGTTGTTTCTAATAATGAAGCACTTATTAACGAATAAGCTCCTAAGTTAAAATTCCCTACAACATCATAAGCATCTAATACTTTATTAAATCTGTCTGTAGCAAAAATATCTCCTGTGTTGGTCAATGATGGGGTTGGTGCTGTAGGTGTTCCAAATATAAATTTAAGAGTACCACCTTCAAAAGTAACAGCAACATCATTATCAAAATCTTGTACTACTATATTTTGAATTACTTGTGAAACCTCTGAGTTGTATGTTATATTACCTCCTCCGCTTCCACTTATTGAATAATTTGTATCTCCAACTCTTAATGAAGTAAGAGGGGAAGATGAACTTCCTGTTGGATTAGCTATAACATCAGTACCACCAACTTCTAAATCAAAAGTAGAGGCATCCCCTTTTGTGAATGTTAAAACATTTCCAGCTGCAGAGCCCGTAATCATAAATGAACCTGTGTCAACAGTAGCTGCGCTTTGTTCTGGTTCGTATGGGTTTACTGGTACCTGGTCTAAGAATCTTGCAAATGTAGGCATAATTTTATCTATTTTCTAATTATAAATATCAAAGTATAACTTACCTATTAAACTCCTTTATTAAGAATTTAAATCTTCTCCACTTCTACCTATACTATCTCTTCCATCTGGAAGTTTTGTGACTCTTTGTTCATATCTTTCAGGCCTTGAATCAGTTTCCATTTGGAAAATGATTTTAGATTTTGAATTAACTTTCTTAATAGAATTAAGATCTTTCTGTATAACCTCAGGTATTAAATACCCGTATAAATTTAATTGGAATGTACCTCTTACTAGTCTTTCTTGACTTTGTTGTAATTCAGTAACGGTTGCAAAACTATCTATTCGTGCTTGAAATTTAAACCTATCAGGATTACCCCAATAAGAATCAGAAGCATAGTTTATGGCTTCTATTATTTTGTTTAATTGTTCTACATAATAGGTTTGTATAATACAACTATATGTTAAGTTTACCCAATCAGGGATAACATTAGCTATATATTGTTTTGTTGGTATTCTATTATTTAAAATATTAAAATTACTATAAATGTTTTTTTCATTAAAATCTTTTTGCCAAAAGGTATAAAGGTTGGGTTGGTTAGAATCTAGTTTTCTACTTAAGTTTCTATTTTTTTCTAATGAATCCCTTTTAAACATTATTATAGGCATCATTATTGCACCTTTTTTATCTCTATAATAGGCATCTTTTTGGACTGATTTCCATCTTTCAGGTGAACCATATATTACAGGAACAGGAATACGTTCATTATTTTGTATTACAGAAGGCCTAATAACATTATTAAAATAATACATTATAGTCTCATCTAAATCCTTTATACCAACAGTGAATATTTTTTCTTTGTCCCCTTTAAAAGACATTTTATCAGACCTATTAAAATCTAAATTAGCTTCATTTGTAGGGATTGTTTGACTTTTTACGTTGGCTTTATTAGGATTACCATCCGTAATCATATCATAAGGTTTTTGTAAACCTTCAGATATTTCTCTTTGAGATTTTGGTACGGGTTTTCTATATCTCTTAGCCATTGATTCCTGCTTTTTCTAACTGTGTTTTGTTTGCTGGTTGGTAGTGTGTTTTACATATAACTGAAATATCACTACCAAAATTAGTTAATCCTGGGTTTATTGGGTTTTCTGCATAATCATATTCAGGATCTTTACCTACAAAATATTGGTTTGATATTATATCATCTACTTCGTAATAACCTCCATAATACATTATTATGTCTCCTACTTCGGGAACTAAATCAGCTCCGTACCAATCACCTTGATCAAATTCTTCGTTAAAATCTAAGTTTCTTTGCAGTAAATCATCACGTAAAAACTTAAAATCAATATTTTGATAATATCTTATACCAAGTTCATCATCAGGATATTCTTGTGGTGATCTATCAGTTAAACAACTGAGGATAATACCCCTATAATAATACTTAGCGTCGGCAGCTTCACCATACAAGTTAAACTTTGTTTCTTCTAGTTTAAGTTTATAATAGACAACTTCCTGGGAAATAATATCACCTATCAATTCCCTATTAACGTGTCTAAATAGACTTATATCTCTCTGTCCTCCAAAAAGTGCACACATAATTAACCCACAAATATTGTATATGGAACCTTATTTAATTCCTTTTCTAAATAATCTCCTTCTAATGCTCTATTTTCCATTAATTTAGTTCTTGATGTATTATCAAAATAAGTTCTTAACCTTTCTATTAAAGCATTTTTGTCTGCTGTAGCTGAGGATAGTAAATCTTGTTGGTTTAGTGTTACTTCAGCATCAGGAATAGGAACTGTTGTATATTTTCCTCTTATATAACCTAACATTTCTTTACATAGTGTTAGTGTATATTCAAATATCCATTGTCTACCTATTGAATTTATTTCATCATAGTTAGGATTAACAAATGGAACATTAGATACATCTGTTATTTTATTTAACCCATCTTGATACGGGTTATTTCTTTCAGATTCAAAAATATACTCAAAAAACATATGCCCTGCATATCCATCAGATGATACTGCATTAGGGATTGGAAATAGTCTTAGTTTATTATTTACTAACTCAAATGAATAGTTAGATTTTCTTATTTGATCATTTAACTCAATCGCTTGTATTACTTGTAAATCGTAATTTAAGGGCATCATTAAAAAATTAATAGCTGGTGAGTAGTTACCCCAACCAAACGAATCCATTAAGTCAATCATACCAGTACCTGTACCTGCATAAGGATCAAAATATCTTGTTATTGCAGGAGGTGCTTCATAAAATACTCTTTTTAGTTCTATTCTATCTCCTGGTAGTATGTCTGTGTTAGCTTCAGCCCAAGCATTCATATCATAATCTTGTACTGAGCCTGTTAAACTTATTGAACCCGTGTAATAAGTAACTGTTCCCCCAACTCCTGCTTCTTCACCATATTGTTGAGATATTCTTACTACCCCACCCATATTAGGTTTCATTACTTGACCATTGGATTCAATAAGTGAAGATGCTCCTTCTAAAGATAGGAAATTTTCTTTAACTCTAAAAGCATATAATTCATTTCCATATGTAGTAATTGCTTCTTCAAAAGCAGTATAAAATGAGCCTGATTGAAGTTCTATATCTGTGAGAGGATAGCCTAATCTTCTAGCACAAAAATCTGCTACTTTATCGGCATCGTTTCTAAAATCTGTTTGATTATCGTAAAAACCAAAGGGTGTTTGACCTGCTGCAAATGTTGAAGTACCTGTCCAAATTGGAATGTTCATATGGTTTTATTATAAATATTAAAAAAAATAATTAAGGTGCAACGTTTTTATAAGGGTGGTTTGAAGGTAAGAGATTAACGACTCCCCATTTCCAAGCTAAATATCCTTCTATTTGTTGAGAATATAAAAATGAATTTGTTGTTGGACCACAATCATTTTTAAATAGCAATAATTCTGCGAATCTACCTGCTTGTTTTTTATTGCCATTCCTGTTAGCCATTATACGCAACTTTTGAGTAGTTGAAAGGTTAAAACTGTAGTAAGTATAGTAATTAGAACCATTAGAACCATTTACTTTGAGGTAAATAGCAGGAGTGGATGTGTTTTTTGTAAATATTGTAGTTACTATAATCCAGTTATTTTCTCTATTAGTACTGCTACTAGGTCCTATTACTCCAACATTACCTACACTATTACCTAAATCTAACTCACCAAACCATTGGCTACTATTAGCAGCAGAAACTGCATAATCACGATATGAATCTAAACTCCATAGTGAATCCTTAATAGTAGTTACACTTTCGGGACGGTATAAACCAACTGCAAAATGTTGTCCAAAGTTACTAACTAAAACATCTGTTGAGGTGTTTTGTAAATAGGTACTATTACCTGCTGAAAAAGTAAGGAGATTTAATCCGTTTAGTGTATGATATCCTGAAAGTATACTTCCATTGCCTGCGCTATTTAGAGTATCACCATATGTTCCTTGAGATTGGAATTGAGTTACAGCTACCCCGCTTTTAATGATTGATGTAGTATCACTAGCATCATACCAACCTGCTAAGTTTGGAATAGAAGTAGGGTTAAAAGGTGGGGGTGGTGTAGATCCTCCTCCCCAATATGTCATAGGAGTAAATAAAGCCATATTAAGAGA